CGCGTGAGAGCTCCGGCTCGGAAGCCTTACCGGGTGTCCTGCGCGCGCCGACCGCCCCGGCGGACGTCTGCTCAGACGGCGCGCGTTTCCCGAGCAGAGGGAATGCCTTCATGGCGAATACGACCTTTCGCGGCCCGCTCCGCGTCGGCTTCGGCTCCAACATCGGGGTCGTCAGCCTCATTCGCAGCCTGGACCTGGTGCCGCTCGCCGCGGCCAATACCGACCTGACGCTGACGCTGCCGCGCTGCCGGATCCTGCGCATGCGGACGATGACCCATGTCGCGTATACCGGCACCACCGTCGTCCTCGATCTGGGCTCGACCGTCGGCGGCGCGGAGTTCGTCAACGATGCCGCGATCAAGGCGATCGGCGTCATCGACCCGCTCACCGTCGTCGCCGCCGGCGCGCCCGCGCTCTACAATTTCACGGGCGGGACGCTCTATGCGCGGATCGTGCAGACCGGCCAGACGAATGTCGGCCTGGCGACGCTGTTCGTCGAGTACATCCCGCTCGACGACGTCCTGGCGGCGTAAGGGGGGCGACCATGGCGGAGAGCCAGTCGGTCGTGCTGGCGGCGCCCGGGGTGACCCGGCCGCTGCTGCACAACCTCCACATCGCGCCGTTCAGCCTCACCCAGGAGGTGATCTTCGGCGCTGGCGCGACGGCGACCGATGCGAAGGTGCAATACACCCTCGACGCGCCGCTGGAGGGCGAGAGCGAGGCGACCTTCGTCGCCCGTGCGGTCTGGTGGGACCATGCGACGCTGACCACGCTCACCGCGCGCGCGGTCGGCTCGTCGATCGCCCCGGTTCGCTACTCCCGCCTGTCCTGCACCGACCTGACGGGCGGCTCGCTCACCTACCGGGCGACGCAGGCCGGCATCCGCGGGAATTGACCGCGGTGGATGGCCTGGCGCCCCGGACGTGCATGGCGGCGCTGCTCGCCATCGTCCTGGTGCTCGGCTGCGCCCCGGCCCCCGCGACGCAGGCTGCGCCCGTGTTCCTGCGGCTCACCCATCCATTCGAGCCTCCGCTGCCTGCCGGCATGCGCGAGGTGGTTCCGTAGCAAGGAGGCGACCATGGACGATGTCGATGCGATGTACCGTGCCGGCCGTGCGCGCCAGGGCGGCATGCCATGCCCGAAGGGCGGCGGGCTCGCCAATGGCGGCCGCGTCGCCAAGGCGGGCTATGCCCGTGGTGGCATGGTCGATGGCGCGCCTTCGGGTGGCAAGGGCGGCGGCGGGATGGAGCACTCCCGCCAGCGGTCGCAGGCCGCCGGCATGCCCGCGCTGGCGAAGGGCGGGCGCGTGAAGGGCAAGGGCTGCTGACATGGCGGTCTCCGGCACCTTCGCCTGGCTGCCGTCGGTCGACGTGTTGCTGGTGGAGGCGTGGGAGCGGTGCGGCAAGTCGGGCGAGATCCTGAACGCCACCATCGCGGCGTCCGGGATCCGCTCGCTGCAGTTCCTGCTGCTGCATTGGCAGAACCTCGGCCCGCGGCTGTGGACCATCGAGCGCATCACCTTTCCGGCGGTGATCGGCCAGGCGGTCTACACCCTGCCGGCGGCCACCATCGACGTCCTCGAGGGCGGTGTGGCCATCGGCGCGCAGGACGTGTCGATGACGGGCATCGGCCGGGACGAATATGCCGCGATCGCCGACAAGACGACGCGGGCGCAGCCGACTCAGTTCTGGGTCGATCGCGCGCTGCCGCTGCCGGTGGTCACGCTCTATCCGACGCCCGACCAGGCGTATCCGGTCTGGTTCAACCGCATTCGCCAGCCGATGGACGTGACCGCGCTGGCGCAGGAGCCGGAGATCCCGGTGCTCTGGGCGGAGGCGATCACCGCCGAGCTCGCGCGCCGTCTGGCGGTGAAGTTCGCCCCGGAGCGTGCGGCCGACCTGACCGCGGACGCGCAGCGCACCTACCAGGCCGCGCGCGCCGAGAGCCGCGAGCGCGTCCCGCTCACCATCAACATCAGCATGCGGTGAGGGGCCATGCCGCATCGCTCGAAGTACGGCCGGGTCGATGCGAGCAACCCCGAGGCGGCTGCGCGCTGCGATCGCGGCGGCGAGATCCGGCGTCGCTCGGAGCTGCGGCGCGAAATGGCCTGGCGCGGCGATCGGCTCATGTGGACCGGGTTCCTGTGCTGCGCGCAGCACATCGACCAGCCGCAGGACCAGGACCGCGCCAAGAAGCTGCGCGCGGATCCCGTGCCCGTGCTCGAGCCGCGGGTCGATATCGACGCGCCGCCGCCGATCGGGCCCGTCCCGCCGCCTGGCCCGCCTGAGCCGTAGGGATCGCCATGGATTACCCTTCCTTCATCGCCCGGCTCGCCAACACCGCGGTCTATGATCCCGTCAACGATCCTGACTTCGCCATCATGGCGCCGCAGGCGCTGGAGTATGGCGAGCTCCGCTGCCTGCGGGATCTGGACCCGATCATCGCCCGCGCGCGCCGGACCCCCACCGCGCTGGCGGGGTCCGAGGAGGTCGCGCTGGACCCGGACGTCGTATTTCCGCGCGCCGTCTGGATCGATGTCGGCGCCGGCTCCTGGCAGCGCCTCGAGCGGCGGGATTTCGAGTTCCTGGATATGTATGGCTTGGGCGGCGGCGCCAGCGTGCCGCGCTATTGGGCCACGCGCGACGGCGCGTCGGTGCTGCTGGGCCCCGCATGGGTGTCGGGCGGGCCGATGCGCATCGACGTCACGGCGCGGCCGACGGCGATGTCGCCGGGCAATCCCACGACCTGGCTCGGCACATGGGTGCCGGACCTGCTGTTCGCCGCGGCGATGATCTTCGCGGTCGGGTTCCAGCGGAATTTCGGCGAGGCGCAGGCGGTCGGCTCGGACGGCATCTCCTGGGAGAAGGTCTACGCCTCCGCGCTCGCCAGCGCGGCGGTCGAGGAGCGGCGCCGGAAGGCGGACGGTCCCTGGGACAATTCGCGCACGCCCCCCGTCAGTTCCTCGGCGCCGCCGGGCTAGGAGATAGCGCATGGCCAGCACCTACAGCCCGGCGCTCCGCGTGGAGCTCATGGGCATCGGCGACCAGGCGAATACCTGGGGCAACACGACCAATTCCAATCTGCTGAACGTGCTCGAGGCCGCCATCGCTGGCCGCTCCGCGGTGGTGATGGGCGATACCAACATCACGCTCACGTCGCTGAACAACGCGCCGGACCAGTCGCGGCCGCGCGTGCTGGATCTCACCAGCGGCGTCCCGCTCACCGCGCAGCGCGACGTCATCGTGCCGTCGGGTGCGGGCGTCACCAAGGACTGGATTGTCGTCAACAACACCAGCGGCGGCCAGGCCGTCCAGGTTAAGACCGCGGCGGGCCTGGGCGTCATCGTGCCGAACGGGCAGGTGCGGCAGGTATGCTGCGATGGGTCCGACGTCCGGGAATCGATCACCGGCGCGCTGGCCTGGACCGTCGACGGCGCGCTGGCCGTCGGCGGCAGTGTCACGGTGGCCGGCAATGTCAGCGTGACGGGGACGGTGTCGGCGGCCGCCTTCGGCGGTGCTGGCATCGACACGGTGGTGCCGGTGGGCACGCTGCGCCCCTCGGCCTCGCTGTCGGCCGATCCGGGCTGGTTGCTGTGCGATGCCGCCGCATACAGCCGCGTCACCTATGCGGCGCTGTTTGCCAAGATCACCCGCACGCTGGTCGCTGCGACGACCAATGGCTCGGCGGTCATCACCGGCACCTTCGATGTGTCCAACCTCTATGCCGGCATGCCGGTCAGCGGGCCGGGAATCCAGGCCGGGACGACGCTGACCGCGACGATATCGGGGAGCTCGATCACGCTGAGCCTGGCGGCCACGGCGACGGCCGGCGGGGTCTCGGTGGTCGTCGCTCCCTGGGGCGTGGGCAATGGGACGACGACCTTCAATGTCCCGGATTACCGAGGGCGCGCCTTCGTCGGCCTGGACGCGATGGGCGGCGTCGCGGCGTCGCGCGTGACCACAGCGGGGTCGGCCTTCGATGGTCGTCGCATGGGCGCCGTCGGTGGAGACCAACTGCTGCAGGCGCATGCGCACGGCCTCAACGACCCGGGGCACAACCACGTCGTGAACGACCCGACCCACGCGCATGCGGTGTTCGATCCCGGGCATCAGCATGGCTACGTCGATCCCGGCCACGCACACGGCACGGCGCCCTTCCGCACGCTGGGCGGCGCGACGGCGTTTGGTGGTATCGGCGGCAACATGGGCGATGCATCCGGAACCGCTGCCGCCGGGATTGGCATCACCATCTCCGTCAGCGGTACCGGCATCGGCATTTTCGGCGCCGGCACCGGCATCTCCCTCAGCGCGAGCGGCACGGGCGCGAGCGTGGCCAGCGAGGGCTCCGGCGTTACGCAAAACATGCCGCCGGGCGCGGCCTGCAACATCTACATCAAGTTCTGAGGGCGCCATGGCAGCGGAGCCGCGCAAGCTGGTGTTCTCGCCGGGCGTGGCCCGGGATGCGAGCCAGCTCGAGGCGAAGGGTGCCTGGTGGGACTGCTCGCTGGTGCGGTTCCGGTCGGGCATGCCGGAGAAGTTCGGTGGGTGGGTGCGGTTCGGGACGCAGGCGGCGCTGGGCACCCCGCGCAGCCTGCTCAGCTACTTCTTCCTCACCGGCGACGCGGTGCTCGGTGTCGGAACCTCGACCGGCCTGTTCATGTCGCAGGGCGGCACGCTGTTCGATATCACCCCGGAGCGCCGGGAGATCAGCGTCACCAACGGCTTCTTGACCGTGTCGGGCAGCGCGATCGTCACCCTGGAGTTCGGGGTGGTGCATGAGGCGCTGGTCGGCGATCGCTTCCTCCTGCCGGCCTTCTCGTTCGGCGGCATCACCTTCGGCGGCGGTGTGGACGGCTTCGGTGGCTACGAGGTGCTGTCGGTCCCGAGCTCCACCTCGATCACCTTCGACGCCGGCGCGCTTGCGTCCTCGACGTCGGGGCCTGGCGGCGGTGTGCGGTTGGTCACGCTGCTTTGGCCGACCGGTCCGGTGGGTGTGACGGCGGGGCTCGGTTGGGGCGCCGGGCCGTGGTCGCGCAAGGGTTGGGGCGATCCGGCGCTCTCGTCGACCATCACGTCGGGGCTGCGCTACTGGTCGCTGGCGAAATGGGGCGAGCGCCTGCTGTCGGTGCCGGCGGTCGGGCCGCTGTTCGCCTTCACGCCATCGATCACCGGGACCGTGAACAGCCGCGCGGCGGTCGCGGTGAATTCTCGGGACGGCCAGGTGGCGTCGGTCATCGTGACCGCCGGTGGCTCGGGCTATGTCTCGACGCCCACCGTGGTCATCGCCGCGCCGCCGGCTGGCGTGACGGCGACCGCCGTCGCCAACATGGCGGGACAGACGGTCGCGTCGATCACCATCGTCGACCCCGGCTCGGGCTACATCACGGCGCCTGCCGTGTCGTTCAGCGGCGGCGGTGGTGGTTCTGGCGCGGCTGCCACCGCGCTGCTGGAGCCCATCCGGTCTCCGTCGCTGGTGAACAGCTATGTCGTGGTCGGCGCCACCGAGCGTCGCGCCATCCTGCTCGGGTCGGGCGACCTTGGGGACGATACGAATTTCGACCCCATGCTGATCCGCTGGAGCGATCTCGAGGATTACACGAATTTCTATCCCGAGCCGGCGAGCTCGGCGGGGCTGCGTCGCGCCCAGGAGGGCAGCCGCCTGGTGGCGGGCTGCAACCTCACCCTCATGAGCATCGTGTGGTCGGACACCGCCGCGCACCAGATGCGGTTCGTCGGCGCGCCCTACTGGTATGCGGTCGAGGTGATCGGCCGGAATTGCGGGCTGGTCGGGCCCGGCGCCTTCACCGAAATGGGCGGCGCGGTTTACTGGATGGGGCAGAACAGCTTCTGGATGTGGCGCGGCGGCGCGCCGGTGCAGCTGCAGTGCACCTACCAGGAGGCGGTGTTCTCGGACATCAACCGCGACCAGATCGCGCGCGTCTCCTGCGGCACCAACATCTCGTCCTATGAGGTGATCTGGTTCTATCCCTCGATGTCGTCGCCGACGGGCGAGTGCGATCGCTACGTCATCTTCAACGCCTCGGAGGGCCGCTGGTATGGCGG